ATTCTGTCACAAGTGAAGATACTTACGAGGGTGACTTTGCTACAAGACGTTCCATCATTTGGACTCTTAGTTTTGTCATGAAGGGTTATTTGTTCCCAGATGTGACAGACAACGCAAAGGTTATCACGGATGTCACAGTTGACACTCATCTTATGACAGAAGATGTGCCTGCAGAACCAGTTTTCATCATTACAGAAGACAGCACTGCATACTCAACGAACAATCTCATTCTTGACGGACATGAGTTTGATGATTCAACTCGTATGAGAATACTGACAGAGGATTCAAGTGAGGCTGCAGGAGCAGGTAAGACAGTGAGTAGAACGAATGTTGTTCCAAAGGACACATCAGCACTTACAGATGAAGATTTTGGATTTAGTGAAACATTCCCGTTTTTTCCTGCTGGGAAAACTCATGACCCTGTGAGTGGGACTGACTCCTAAATAGATTACTATGAAAGAAGTGAAAAAAATTGTTGAACAGAGAATTGAAAAACATCTTGATTTAGTTGATGAAACTACTGATGTAATAAATACTATTGGTACTGTTACTTCTCCAGCAGTTATTGAAAGTCAAACTGAAGACGAAAAAGCAGACAATGATTTTCAATATGCTCGTGAGAATATGTATGATGTTATTGAAAGAGGTAGAGATGCAATGGAGGAACTTCTCGACATAGCAAAGTCAGAAGAATCTCCAAGAGCCTTTGAAGTATTCGGTCAACTTCTCAAAAACATGACCGATGCTCAAGAAAAACTCATGGATCTGCATCAAAAGAAAAATCGGTTAAAATCTGATAGTGAGCGTCAAGAAGTAACGAAAGCGCAAAATGTTACCAATGCATTATTCGTTGGTAGTACCGCTGACTTACTGAAACTAGTAAAAAAAGAGGTGAAACAAGATGGATGAATTATTTACAGTCACAGAAGCTACGATGTTGGGGTTGGTTCTATTCTCAGCATTCTGGATTTTTCTATTCAATTACAGACAAGACCACAAAGAAAAATATCAAGGCAATAAACTTCTTATTGTTTTTGACCTTGTTATCAATATGGGAATGAGCGCAACTGGTTACATTCTCATCACTTTGGTTTTTACCAATATACCACAACTTGCACCTTACGAGTCGTATAGGTATCCAGTTGGTTATCTATTTGGTTTGACAAGTAATGTAAGTATTCCTATTGTTCTCAAATGGTTCCAAGGACAAATCTCCGAAAAACTGAAAACCCTTGAACAGAAAGAATCGTAATGGCCGAAGAAAATAAGATAGAACCTGTCAAACAAATAGAAATTGACACTAAAGATTTAGTAGCGTCCAGTAGGATCTGGATTTATCTCATTATAGGATTACTCGTTTACATGATGTTTTTTGTTATTCCTACAATTGAGGAAAAAGTCACATGGATGGAAAAAGACCTGAATTCTGTTCTGGTCCAATCAGAAAGATTCAAGAGGTCAACAAGAGTTTTTGCAAAAGACAATCAGTGTGCTGCTTGTCACCTAAATCCAGATTTTCTTTTGCATAGTTTACTAACAAAGTATCCAAGTTTCTCAGATATCAAAGCCTTTATGGCGGTTGGCCATCAAAGGTATTACACTATGACTACACCAATGCCCGATGAAGAACTCTTGGAGATTTATCGGGCATTGCAATGATCCACAAGATATTATTTTCTCTCATAACTGTCTTCTGGATTCTGGGCATATCTCAAGGGTATGTCCTTCAGGGACAGAATGATGACTTCATAGAAATTACTGTCACATTTGATGAACGTAATCGTCTTGACATCAAAAACATGATGGAACAGGCTGGTTATGAAGACAGAGGTGATTTTCTTCAACTCATACAAGACATCACAGGTGAAGAAAATTGGGACCGAAACCTAGACAAAGGTGATAAGTTCTTCATACCAAAACCAGTAAGTGAAGCGGAGATTGAACTCGCACCACCCGATTATGGTGACGCTGAGAGTGAGATGCAGTTACCAGTTCAATTGATGCCAAAACAAGAAGAATACAATCCAACTTATGGTTCTACTTACAAACGAGTCATGGAAAGAGGTTATGTAATTTGTGGAACCAAAGCAAATTTCGCAGGGTTTTCAGAAAAAAAGATGATAGATGTTGAAGACCGCTGGGTTGGTTTTGATGCAGACATTTGTCGTGCAATTGCAGTTGCAGTTTTTGGTGATGTTGATGCCATAGATTACGTTGTGGTTGATGGACGAACACGATTTGAATTTCTGATAGATGGAACCATAGACGTACTATCAGCTGCAACGACTTACACTTTTACACGAAATGTAGAAAAGAAACTAGAGTTTTTACCAACAACTTACTATGACGGACAAGGTTTTATTGTTCGTAAAACATTGGGTGTATCATCTGCAAAACAGTTGGATGGTGCAAAGATTTGTTTTAGTGGTTCAGGAACAGCAAAAGACAATATCAAGGACTTCTTCAAATTTCATGGTTTGACTTACATTCCGATAGAAGTCCCTGAAAACAAGAAACCACAAGAATTATATATTCAAGGAGAATGTGATATGTACGGAACAGATCGTTCTGGACTCGCTTCTCATCGCAATGGATTTCCACATCCAGAGCGACACGTTATTCTGCCCGAAATCATATCCAAGGAACCTTTGGGGCCTGTAGTTAGGTACGGAGATCAACAATGGTCAGATATTGTACGATGGACAGTTTACGTTCTTTTTCTCGCAGAGGAATTGGGTATTACCTCAGAGAACATTGACGATTTTAAAGAACACAAGAATCCTACGATACAGAGGTTCATGGGTGAACTAAACGGAAAAGAAGATGCATATTTGGGTTCCAAGTTGGAACTTTACAGAGAATGGGCTGCGGAAGTAATCCGTTACATAGGTAACTATGAAGAAATCTATGAACGAAATTTGGGAGAAAATACTCCCCTCAGATTGAAAAGAGGTCTGAATAAACTGTATACGGAAGGAGGTCTACTCTATTCACCGCCACTTAAATGAAACGAGAAAATCCGTTTGATAGTATTCCAGAAGACCGAACGGCGGTAGATAACATTCTGCGAATCAATGTCAATAATCAAGTGCGATTGACTGTCATGGCCGACCAAAAGGCAAACATCATGATTACAGTCGCATCTATTGTATTCTCAGTCACAGTTGCAAATCTCAACAATGAGGTTATGAAATGGCCTCTACTCTTCTTTGCTCTTGGTTGTACTGTCTCCCTTCTTGCAGCTATATTTGCGATCATACCACAAACAGGATATCCTAAGAAACCAGGCACTAACGAGATTGACAGAGATTCCCCTGCATTCAATCCTCTGTTCTTTGGTCACTTTGCTCACATACCGATAGAGGAATACAAAGAGGACTATGCAGAAACTCTGATGACTGATGACCGAATCTACGATGCTCTTGCAGGAGACATTTACGGAATCGGAACAACCCTTATGAACAACAAGTATAAATGGTTAAGGAGGTCTTATATGTCCTTTCTCGTTGGTATGTCTGGTGCAATCGCTATTTTTGTTGTTCAAACCATCGGAAGTGCAGATTTTATTATGGATGCTTTGAGTTTCGTTGGAGAAGAACTAAAATTCTTAGGCAAAGGAATTTGTTTTTACACCCTGAGATGCGACTCATAAATATTCATAATGTAGTTTTTCCATTTTTTGGAGATTTATGCCTGAATCAGATCAAATATTAGACAAATACGCACAACTCAAACTTGAGCTTAGTGAAAAAGAAGAAGAAAAGAAGCGCAAGATTCAAGAAGAGTTAGATGCAAAAGATCCTCTAAAACAATATGAAAAAATTCAAAAAGAACTTGCAGATTCAAAGAAAAAGTTTGCAAAAGAAATTGAAGAGAGTAACAAGAAGGTAGAAGAGGAAAAGAAGAAACAAGTCGAGGCATCTCAAAAAGAACAAACCGAAAAAGAAGAAAAGGCACTCAAGAATCTTGAAAATCTCTTTTTAAAACTTGGTGGAAACTTAGAAGAAATTGAAGAAGAAGAAAAGACACTCAATGAAGACGATACTGGACCTGAACTTCAAGTTGTGGAAGTTACAGAAGAACAAAAAGAGGATGACGTTGAAGAACCAGTTGGAGTGGATGAGGAAACAGTTGGACATGAAGAGGACGTTGAGGTTGTTGAAGAAAGAGAAGAAATTGCAGAACAAGAAAAAACAGTAGATGCTGTTGCGGATGCAATTTCAAAACAAGAAAAAGATAAAGAAAAACCAAAGGAAACACCTACATCCAAACGCATTAAATTACTTGAAGAAAAAGTCACAAAAATTATCAAACAGATGTCTACCATCGGTGGTGGAGGTGAAGTCAATCTTAATAGACTTGACGATGTAGATACAACTGGAATTGCAAATGACAAGATTTTAAAGTATAATGCTACCTCTGGTAAATGGGAAATGGCAGATGATGGTGGGGGAAGTGGAACAGATGTTGACCTGTCTGCTGTCGCACAGAATATTGTACCAGATGCTGATGGAACAAGAGATT